GCAGGTGTCGTTCTCCCATCAAGGGAGGCGGGTATCATGTACATGCGGCCGAGGGGTTTACTGCCCTGACCGTACATAACAGGTACCCGTCTCCCGTTTAGGGAGTCTTCACCCACTCTACCGGAAATACCGGTGAGTGTATACCCCCGAAAGGGAACTCCATGGCATCCGTCACACAGTCCAGACTGTGGCCCCAACCGGCTTATGTTGGTTGGGACTCGGTCTATCAGGGCGCAACTACTCCTAGATCGGAGCTGTTTGTCCCTGGTGTGAGTGGATGTATTCAGGTGACGACCTCTTACCGTACAGGTAGAGGCGCTGAGGGTGGTACTTCCGTTGAGGAGGATTCTGACACGGCTCTACTCACAGCTACCAACTATCGTGACCGCTTTAAGGTCATGAAGGAGGAGCTAAGGAGAGAACCAAAGTCAGCCCTCGACAATGGACATGAGTTCAGCACCAAGATGGCGTCCATTCCCTATTGCAGTCAGATCGCAACGGGATGGATTCCTCAGGGTGTTGGCACATGGGTGGCGTACAACGGACCAATTTGGCCCGGAGTATGGCCTTCCGGTACTTTGCCGAACGGTACTTTCAAGTACATGGACCCGCCCGATTTAGGGTGGTATGGTCCACGTGCAATAAGTGCCACGACGCCGACAAATCCCTCTGCTGACGTTGCTACCGCGCTGACAGAGCTGTACAGAGAGGGTTTTCCCTCAATGCCCAGCTCAACCATCCGCAAAGAGGCTCGAGCAGAGTCCAAGAGACAGGGTAACCTGTCAACAGGACGACGCGCTTCCGGTGCTGCTGGAAGTGAGTATCTCAATGTGGAAGTCGGTTGGAGGCCCCTAGTTAGGGACCTCAGGCGCGTTGCGAGTGCTGTAAAAGATTCTCAACGAATCCTTAAGCAGCACAAGCGCAACTCCGGCAAATCAATACGCCGGCAGTACACCTTTCCCCTCGAGACTACGTTTACCAAAGAGCCCGATGTCCTGGGAATTCTTATGAGTTCCTCAGGAAGTACGGCTTGGCGGAGTAGCTTTGAAGGGGAGAATTGCTCAGGCCAGATGTCAGAGACTATAGAGACCGAACGTGAGGTCTATTTCTCTGGCGCCTACACCTACTCGGTTGGGATCGATGGGGATTCACCCATGGGCCCGGTTGAGAGGTTCGAGCAGAAAGCAAATCTTCTGCTCGGCACCCGGATAACTCCGGAGGTAGTCTGGAATGTTGCTCCATGGAGTTGGCTTGCCGACTGGCGTGTAAACATTGGAGAGAATATTTCCAATGCCACTGCGCTTGCCAGCGACGGGCTTGTCATGAGGTATGGGTACCTGATGGTTAAATCAACCGTCAGACACACCTATACGCTCTTGGGGCCGCGCCATATCAATCTTTCGACTGGCGTGTCTACGAGAGTCCCTTATTCAATTTCCTTCGTCACAGTGACAAAGGAACGAATGAGGGCATCACCCTTCGGGTTCGGCTCTAATCCTGCGAGCTTTACCGGCAGGCAATGGGCCATCCTTGCCTCCCTTGGTATGACTAAGGGAGACAGGGCACTCCGACTGAACGATTAGTCGGAGGTTAGGCGAATCACGCATGATCAGCAGCAGCTGGTCATGTCCTCAACTGCAAGGACCATGCCAATGTTTGCCGATCCACAGTCAATCACGATTTCCGGAGTGACGACGTCCCTTCCCAGGGTCGCCGCTACAGGATCGTCCACTCGCTACTCAAACGCGGATGGATCCATCCAGGAGTACGTTGCGCATACCATTGGTAAGCGTAACCGCTCTATCTTCGGACTCGTAGTCTCAAAGTACGCTACCGATCCGTTGTTTCCGGCGCAGAATACCCCATACTCGATGAGCCTTAAGGTTCATCGGGACGGGCCTCTGGTCGGTTTTACGGTTGCGGAGCAGAAGGCAGCTTGGGATGGACTTTTGGTCCAACTGGCTGCCACTTCGGGACTTCTGACCACCGCTTTCTTTGGTGGCCAGAGCTGACCGTCTCAGATTGCTGAGGCGGGGGTGGGGCTCATGAGCCCCGCCCCTCAGTCGGTGAACATCAGGCTAGGCATCTTGGCAGACTCCGTATTAAGGAGCCGCAAGTGAAAAGGCTGATGTGGTTCGCGCAGGAGGTCCTCGATGATCTGGGGACCTGGTGCGACACAAGCACCATCCGCGATAAACAAACCGTCGCGGAACGGTACGAACACGAGGGGATAGAGTTTTTGACTCTAACCCTGCCCGAGTATGGTAGGGCCTTTGAAAGGTCCCTATCCGATGCTCAGTTCGATCCCAGCCTGAGTAGATCATTTCATTACTCAGGACGGCTCCCTGTTTTTATGCAGGGTTTCGTGGATCAAGTGTTCGATCGTGAGACTGGAGCCTTGCTCCGGAAACCATCTATCGTCGCAATCTGGGCGGTACGTCAGTTCACACTGATGTTCGCAAAGATTGTTCCTCCTCCCAACCGGGAGAAGGACCGTGCTGCGATAGAGAAGTACCTGGAGTGTGAGCAGGATGTACGAGAGGCCGACAGAGGTGACACCCATCCAAATGATGATGGGCAGTTCACTCGTATTGGTTCTCTGCTTTGGGCAAGGATCTTCACTGAGGTGGAACGACGAATCGTTGCCATACCCAGCGAGATCTACCCAAAGCACGGTCCAGGAGCCACAGCTGACAAATTGCGTGGAAACGCAAAGTGGCAGCAGATAGAGTGGCCCGAACGGCTCGAAGAGGTGTTCAGTGTTTTCGAACATCTCAGGTCGAGCTGGAGCTCTATAAACGAGCTCGCCGACGTAGCATTCCTCGAACCCGGGAGCGAAAGACCTGTGAAGGTCATTTGCGTCCCTAAGACGTACAAGACGCCACGAATAATCGCAATAGAGCCTACCTGCATG